TGTTTTATTAGAAGACATTGTTGTCACTATTTTAGCTAAAGTATTAACTGGTATAGATGAACAGAAACAACCATTTTGGACTGATGTTGAGAGAGTACGTGTAGCAAACAATTTAGTTTCTTTTGATAAATGGAATTCAGATGCAATTGGAAACCTTGGAAATATTTTAACAGATGCTCTTAGTAATCCAATTTCAAGAAGATTAGTAATTAAGTCTCCTGAATATTTATATTATTCTACTAATAATATTTTTTTAGATGGTTCTACTGATAATGATTTTAATGTTTACTACAAGTCCACAGATAAAAACTATGTACCAAACAAAAAAGGAACTGTCCAATTTGTAGGTAAACGTTTTGTAGATGATTCTGGTAAAAAATGGTATTCTGAAAAGTTATGTTTGTTATTTCCAAAAGAAGATAATGAAACTGAAAATTTAGGAGATAGTTCACTAGGATCTACAGCATTATATCTAGATTCTGGATCTGGACCTATTACTACTGTATCTAAAGTTATATATTCTGTAGAAAACGCTTCTGGAATATTTGAAAAGGTTAAATCAGTAGAGGTATCTTTTAATAATACTAACAATACTAGAGTTGTAAAATTAATTTATAATTCATTTTAATAGAAGTTAGATACATATAATTATTTTTTTTGTAAATTAATTAATAACATAAATAATTACAAATGCAAAATAATAACTCGATTGGAGATATTGCTGTAGGTGTTGTCGCCGGTGTATTAAACGGCGTAGATTGTCTTGTTAGTGAAAGATTTTGGACTCACTATCAGACAAAAGTAGTTGCTAGCAGATTGCTTCTTCCTAAATACTGGAATGAAGATCCATTGGGAAATCTAGGAGAAATTTTCACTGAAGCTCTTGGTAAACCAATATCAAGAAAATTGAGAATTAAGCAGGATGAATATCTTTACTTTAACGCCAATAATCGTATAATCTCAACAACATCATTCGAACTTGCTCCCACATCTTTACATCCATTGGTAAAAGACGATTACAAAACTTCTGATAATGGTTCGGTTCAATTTGAAAGACAAAATTTTCCAGAAACTACAACAGATAAAAAACGTCGTTCAAGCCGCGTTACAATTTTTAAGAAAAAACCAGAATATGCTGATACAGTATATGGAGATAGCTGTATTGATGCTGTAGCTTTATTTTATGAGGACAATCAAACCATGGCTACAGCACCTAAAGTTATTTTTTCTGTTACTAGTGCTACAGGAGAATTTGAGGGAGTACAAGGGTTAGAACTACAAACTACACCTGACGGTAAAAGAAAATTTGTGTTGAAATGGAACGGATCACTATAAATTTATTGTTAACCGAACAAATAAAACAAAAATATCATTAATAATTATATGAATTATATTTTTGAAGCAGTATTAGTAGGAATTTACACGTGTGTTGTTTATTTATTTTTTTCTCTATTTATTAAAAACTTTTATCTTTTATTGTTAGTTGTAGGCTTCTTTAAACACTTCTTGGGGTCTATTATTGGTATACATACTTGGTATTGTAATAACGGAGAAGCGTGTTTAAAAACTCTAAGTCAAGGAAAAATATATTCAGCAAGCACAGAAAACCTATTAAGAGATTCTATTATTGAAGCTATCGTATTTTTAATTTTGGGACTAATTTTTAGACCTATATTAGGAAATATTTATGTATTTTTTGCTATTGGAATATTGTTACATATATTAGCTGAAAAATTTAGTATCCATAAACAATTTTGTGTTACTTACTGTTATAAATAGGAGACCAACTAACAAAATAAAAAAGAATATAATTATTTTCTACGACGTGTTGAGTGTTTTCGTTTTTTTGAACGTGTCTTATTTCTACGTATTTTACGTTTTCTAGTTTTTCTTCTAGAACCGCCTTTTTTAGTATACATTTTAGATACATCAGTATAAGGATCAAAGTCTGAACCACGAGTAGATAATTCATTTTCTGGTACTACATTTGGAGCTGTCTTCTCTAAAAAACTGGAAATATGACCACCCGGTCCATAGTTTGCAGGTGCAAATGTGTTGCGTGTTTGTACTAATTCTGGATTTATAGGATTAGCGAATGCGTCCAACGCTTTATCCGCGTACATCTCTCTAAGCATAGGATTTTCCCTCGCATCACGATTAGCTTTTACGTCATTTGCAAACTTCCAATCATCTATATTAAATGCGAACTTAGCCGTTGGGTCATTAAAACTTTTTTTAAAATTGGAATGATCTATAGGAACTCTTGATCGATAATCCCTTCCAAGTGTAATAATATCATTTCCAAATGTAATGTTATCTTCATTTTGAGTAAGTATGTAGAGTTCTCTCGTAAAAAATTGTTTATTTTTACTAATTATGCTGACTTCTGTGAAAACAGCAAATCTTTTTGCTGATGTAATGCCAACTCCATTTATTCTGCCATCAGGACTTGGCAACGAGCTACCTTGGGCTTGTTTTACAAATCTGCCCTTAAATCTGGTATAATATTTATCTTTACTTTCTGGCTGTCCTGCTTCTATACCGAGTTGAGGATCGGTAATGTTTTCGTTACCTTCGTATTTATGTTGAATTGAATAATAATTACCTGAAATCAAAGTAGACGGATCTACCCACTTCATAGGTTCTATATCAATTCTTGAAGAACTAGATGAAGCCTCTTCTAAATCCATTGGTATTTTTGGTTCTATTTGCCAAGCTGGAGTTCTGCTTTTTTTTGGAGCCGATGGTTTATCGTAGGCTGATGGATTATATGTGGCTGTTCTAGCTGGAGTTCTTGATGAACGTCTTTTTTCCATATTATATATAATAATTATATATAATAATTATATTAATATTTTTATTTTTATGATCCGTGTAATATGTGAAAAATTATGGATACATAAATCTTTTTGTAAAAAAACATGTGATGTAATAAAAACCAACTAACAAAATAATAACTCTAAAGGCGTTGTGTGAATTTATAAAATTAGTAAAAAAATTATGCTTTTTTTTTGCTTGATTATGTAATAATTCATAATTATGTCCAAAATCTTTATTCATTATATCTTTTATAACAGAATCTGGAAATGTTTTATGGACCTTGCGTAAAAACATTGCATACTTATTTTCTTTAAGTAGGTTACAAATAATAGTAATATTTTCCTCGGAACCTTCTTTAAACATATAGGGGCTGGTTGGGCTAGCCATATGAGACCAATCACATATAGTAGATGATTCATTAATAAGTCTTAAAGGGTTATTCAGTTCTCCAAACGTTTTCAATATGATAGCAAATATGCTTTCGTTTGCTAGACCCCCTGTATTAATTTGTTGGTAAATATTGTTTTTTAATGTTAAAAATAAAATACATTTATGGACGTGGTCTCGACATAAAGTAAACCAAGGGTCATTAGAAAGCCAATATTCTTTGTCTAATAATCTTAGATTTGCTCTACGATGAATTGTTATGTTCCAATAAGCGGGCTTACATTTTATTATGGATGCTTGATAATTATCAAAAAATAGTTTTCTGAATTTTTCTGGGCTAATTATAGGTACACAACTATCAGTTAGTAAACAGAACCATAAATTGTTAATATCGTGATTATAAGCATATGTTAAAATAGACATATATGCTGGAACAACATTATAATATGTAGTTTGTTGTATTAATTTTGGAGGTATTGTATACATTTTAATCCAAGGAGATCTGATCATATTTATATCCTTGTAATGGAAATAAACATTTATAATATCTTGATTAGGTTTTATCCAGTCAATCCAAATCTGTTCTTTATTTAAAATATGGTTATAACTAATTAAAAAACATAAAGCTACCTTCATTATTATATGTATTTCTATATATCAACGCTTTAAACCCTTGAATAAATAAAATACTAATAGTTAGCCAAATATTAATCTAGCAATTCCATTGAAATTTAGTTCTGTAATAGATGAAGATCTACTTCTCAAACAATTTTCAGTATTATAATTATGGTTTATATACTCTAGTTTAAGAGAAGTATCTGATTCATAATTTATTATTTCTGCACAGTCAAAATCTATTTTATTCTTTTTTTTTGAACTAATATTTTCCTCTATGGATATAAGTGGATTTATTATATCTTTTTCTGGTTCATCAATATTATTGTTTATAATTTTACTTTCAATATATTTAGTTTCTAATTTAACAATTGTAGACATCAAAACATTAACTTCTTCTTTTAATTTAATATACTTATTTTCAAGAATACTTTGCTTTCTGGAATATTCTTCTATCTTATTTTGTAAAGTTTCTATTTGACAAATGGAATGTTTATTCATTTTTTTTAAATACTGTAATATATTGTATAGTGAACAACTCCCCAAAAACGATGTTATTGTTATTGTTGTTATAAATATATTTGTTATAGTTATCATTCTAATATAATATATTAATTATTTAATATATTTTATGTGTATATTAACAATACAATGAATAGAATTACAATGAATAGAATTACAATAAATAGAATTACAATATATTGTTAATATAGTATTAATATGGAAATACCAAATTGGAGTTATATAAATTACTTAGGTAAAATAATTAAAATAATTAAGCCAAAAAATAAATATGTAGATAAAACAGACGAAAAGATTAATAGTTATATATATGAAAAAAATAAATTACTCAGTAAATTGAATAGTTTAATTATAACAAATTTAATAAGACATAAACAAACACAATATTTTAATGATAAACTATTTTTTAAAAATATTCGTAATTCATCTACATCTAACTTTATATCTCTTAATTTAAATTCAATAAAAGACTATATAGATTACAATACAAATATATACAATCATTATTATTATATTTTGACTACAATACAAAGCAGACTAAAATACCTTGATTGTGAAATAAAAATACTAAGATCAACCCAATTATAATTATAATTAGGTTAAATATACAGATTATATATTTTAAAATGATATATCTTCTAAGTCTTTTATACTCCAATATTCACTTCCTCCATTTGGTAAGGGTCTTCTTATAATAAACGGTATTTTCTTCTCTTTTAACTCCAATTCGGCAATAATATAACCGTCTATTACATTTTCAGGAACCTTAACAAACGCAGTCGCGCCTGAATTAATTTGTTTTGCTCTTTGTCCTAAAATTCGAGCTTTTTCATATTTTGTTAAATATGGTATAGTTCTATGTAAATCGTCAATAATTATATCATCTTTATCTCTTACAACCTTAACCATTGATAATATTTCATCATAATTTTGTAAAACACTTTCAGGATGAAAATCAACGACATAGTTCGAATTAATAGAGTGATCAAACTTTTGTAAATATTGTTCACCATCTTCGTCTTCATCCTCATCTTCGTCTTCAATATATTCAGGTTTTTTATAAGTAGTTTTAGCTGGGATTTTTTTAGTTTTCTTTAATTTTTTGTCGGTTTCATCCACTTCATCATCTATATCAACTTCATCAGCGTCTCCACCAGTTTGTATATCTTCATCGTCTTCATCATTATCTTCTTCTAATTCCTCTTCTACATCTCCTTCTAATTCCTCTTCTAACTCTCCTCCTTCTAATTCCTCTTCTTCTTCTTCTGATGTAGAACTAGATTCATTGTCGCTATCTCCTCCAAATTTATTATCTTCATCTTCACCTCCATATTGATTATCAAAGTAACTGCTCATCTTATATTATTATAAGAATAGATAGTTTTATATTTGTTATTTCAATTTTATTTTATAAAATAATGTTTTATAAAAAAATATTTTTATAAATGTACTTTCAATTTCTAAATAATTATGACATTTAAATAATTATGACATTTAAATAATTATGACATTTAAATAATTATGACATTTAAATAATTATGACATTTAAATAATTATGAATTGTCTTCTGTTTTCCAAACAACATTACAAGTAGAACATAAATACACATATTTCATATTTGTATCATCATATCGAATATATATAATTTCTCGATTTTTATCATCTTTATTTGTAGGACAATCGGCATTTGGACACAAAATTTTAGTGACCCTTGGAAGAGTAGGATCTAATTTAGTATATTTATTAATAATATGACTAAACTCTTGCTCAGATTTTTTTAGTTGAACTTTTGAAACTGTAACATTTTCTATAGATAAATTGGAATCTTTATTTCCACAATTTCTACAATAATAAACTAATTTATTGGTATCATCAGGATCAATACTGATATAATACATATTTTGGCATTGACTACAGAAGTGCATCTTTATATAATATAAATATAATTATATTTATATTTATATTTCAATTTTATTTAATTTAATTTTCATTGGTCATAATATTTTGCGTTTGAACAATGAGTTTAGTATCTATTAATTTTTGTTTTAAACTAATATAATCAACTTTCGTAGTCATACTGTATATACATACAGTGTAAATCTCATTTTCTTTTTTCTTTTTTTCCACGAACTCTAAAAGCTTATCATAATTCTTTGTAAAATTTTCTTTCATAAAAGAATAAAACATTTTGAATTGATAAGGAATTTTATTTTTAGATAAAGTTATAATATCACAAATAGCAAAATTTATATTACTAAATTCAATGCTTTTTTGATAAGGAATAAATTCTCTGGAATTCTTTGTATGTCCTGGTTCATTTTCTAATGGAGAATCATTTAACAAAGAACAAAGGGTAAGTAAAATACTGTTAATTGTTTGACAAGAAGACCATTTATCACCTGACCAAGTATTGAGTATTGATACACATACTTTACCACACTTATACAAATTTGGGTTATACCTAGTTAAGCCATCGTTTGTCATAAAAATAACTGTTGGGGGAGAAAACGGATAATCGTCTGGAAAATTAAATTCAAAAAAATAAAATCCACCAAAATAAGGTGTATCGGCCGGTCCAACAATCATAGCATATCCCTTTAACATATTTGATTCGTCATGAGAATAATAAATTCCATTATCAGTTAACGGATGTTTAATAATTTGTTTTACGTCCTTTAAAAGACGTTGTATTGTTTCTTTTGTTATAATTTTTTTAATTTCAGCCATAATATATTATTTTATCATTTGTTTTTAAGTAGGTTTATTATGGTCTTAAAAATTGCGTTAAAAGTAGGAAACTCCAAAAACTATTATTAAAATTTAAAAAAAATGAAATAGAAAAATATTTATATATTATATCAACAAATGAATACAATGATATCATCATCACATTATACCGATTTATCGGATTTCCTTACAAAGCATAATGCTAAGGGTTCTGAAAAAACTGGTGGTATTTCTACGACTAAAACTATGACTCACACGCGAATAGGAAGTCCAGAACTAAATGTTTATGGTGGTAGTTTCAGCATTGATAAAGAAGAATTACCAACATTTTATAGACTATATTATGAGCACGTATTTGTAAAAGGAAGGAAAGAATATTTAACGGAAAAACAATTAGACGAAACTGGACCAATATTAGTTGATTTTGATTTTCGTTACGATTTTAACGTAACAAGTCGTGTACATACAAAAGAACATATACAAGATATTATAAGCCTCTATTTGGAAGAACTTAAGGAATTCTTTGTTTTTGAAGAAAATAAACCGTTTCCAATTTTTGTTATGGAGAAACCAAATGTAAATAGGGTTACAGAAAAACAAGAAACAAAGGATGGTATACATATGATTATTGGACTCCAAATGGATCATACAATGCAAATCATGTTACGTGAGAAAATTTTAAAACAAATTGGAGATATTTGGGAGCTCCCTTTAAAGAATGATTGGTCAACGGTTTTAGACGAGGGAATAAGTAAAGGCTGTGTTAATTGGCAAATGTATGGTTCCCAGAAACCCGGCAATGAAGCATACAAACTAACATATTATTTGGTTGCTGAATTAGATTCAAGTGATAATTCGTGGATTACTACTCCAAAATCAATAAAAGATATTGAATTATCAAAAGACTTATCATTATTGTCTGCACAATATGATAAACATATAAAATTCGATATTAATCCAAAGATCAAAGAGGAATACACAAAACGACTAGAAACAAAGACAAGCAAAATAAAAAAATCAGGTTCAAAAGGTAAGGTAAATCTAGTATTAGAAGAAGAAGATAGTAATGATATCCAATTGTCTGATATAACAAATATTGAAACTCTTAAAAAAGCAGTTGATAATATTATGACTACTTTAAAAACCAATGAGCAACATATTAGAGAAATACACGAATATACTCAAATTCTTCCTGAAAAGTATTATCAACCTGGTTCACACGTATTAAATAGACAGGTTGCGTTTGCTCTAAAACATACAGATGAACGTTTATTTCTGTCTTGGATAATGCTGAGGTCCAAGGCCTCTGACTTTGATTATGATTCAATTCCTAGTTTATATCAAATTTGGAAAAATCATTTTCATAAACGTCCTGATGGTGTAACAAAGCGTTCGATTATGTATTGGGCGAAACAAGACGCGTTTGCAGAATATGAAAAAGTTAAAAAAGGAACAATCGACCATTACATTGAAGAAACTATATTTGAAGCTGGTGACTGGGATTATGCTATGGTATTATTTCATATGTATAAAGACAAGTATATTTGTTCAAGTATAACGAATAAAAAATGGTACGTATTTAATAAACATCGCTGGGAAAAGGATGAGGGACAGCGTCTTCGATTAGCAATTTCAAGAGAACTATTTCAGTTATATTCGGATAAGCAAAATCAATATCTTTCTGATGCTCATTTATATGAACCTAGTAGTGAGGAACACGAAAGAATACAAAGGAAGGTTAAAAAGATCGCGGAAATTTGCATTAAATTGAAGAAAACAAATGATAAAAATAATATTATGCGTGAAGCAATGGAAATCTTCTTTGACAAGGATTTCACTAAGAATATGGATTCGAACCCCTATTTAATGTGTTTTACAAACGGAGTATTTGACTTTAAATCAAAGGAATTTAGACAAGGATATCCTCAAGATTATGTAACAAAAACTACTGGAATTCCATATGTTAAATATAACTATGAAGAAAATAAAGATATTTCTGACGAGATTATGGATTTTATGGAGAAATTATTTCCTCAAAAGGAATTGTGTAAATATATGTGGGACCATCTGGCTTCTTGTTTAATTGGTATAAAGAAAGAACACGCATTCAATATTTATCGTGGTTCTGGTTCAAATGGTAAATCTATATTAACTGATCTAATGACACAAGCATTAGGAGAATATAAAGGAACAGTTCCAATTACATTAGTTACTTCTGCTCGTAATAATATTGGAGGTACTTCTTCTGAAGTAATGCAATTGAAGGGCATAAGATATGCTGTTATGCAAGAACCGTCAAAAGATGCTATCATTAATGAAGGCATTATGAAGGAGTTAACTGGAGGTGATCCAATTCAAGCAAGAGCATTGTATTGTGATTCGGAGATATTTATTCCACAATTTAGTTTAGTTGTCTGTACAAATGCGTTATTTGAAATTAGAAGCAACGATGACGGAACTTGGAGAAGAATGAAATTAGTCGATTTCTTATCAAAATTTATTTCAGAAGGTGAAACGCATACAGATGATACAAAGCATGTGTTTCTAAAGGATAAAGGATTAAAAGAGAAGCTACCAAAATGGTCTACTGTATTTGTCTCGATGCTTGTAAAGAGAGCTTGCGAGACTGAAGGTGAAGTAAAGGATTGTTCAGAAGTAGTTGCTGCGTCGAATAAATACAGACAAAGTCAAGACTGTATTACTGGTTTCATTGCTGATAAAATCATTAAAGACGCGACTGGTTCTCTGGGTAAACAAATATTGAATAATGTGTTTAAAGAATGGTTCCAAATGAATTATGGTAACAGAAAAATGCCAAAATTAGCGGAAATTGAAGAAATAATGATCAAGAAATTCGGAAACAGAAATGTAAAGACAAATAAGTGGCTAGGAATAAAGATAAAGGAAGAAGAGGAACAAGGAGATGACTTAGACGATGTTGAGAATTAGACGAACCGGATATTAATATATATTGAAAAACAACTTAAAGAGCTTTAAGTTGTTTTTTATAATATATAATTCAACCCATAGTTATTTAAAGGTCGTTATACACATTTTTTGGTAATCTATTATAAATACTCATATATAAACCTTGTACCCATCTTACTATATAATCTATGTAATAAGGATAGAAAATTAGTAGGACAAATATTACTGCTTTTTTTATCATCGTTAACTGACTTGGTGAAACAAAAATAGCTATAGTAAACACTATAACTAACATATAATATATATACCACCAAAACCTATACCATAATTGCAGTTGATTTAACGCATCTGTTTCGTAATATGTTTTTCTATCATTTGTTAGTATATCGCCTCTACTGTTTCTCAATTGTAATTTTAATTCTTGATTATCGCTTGTATATTTTTTAAATAGCTCACTTGTATATTCCGAATTTATTAAAGCTGTATTTAAATATTGGTTCATTGTATTAGCACTTGAAACCTCTTCATTAAAACTTTCTCCCAATAATTCGGATATTTTTTCTGCTTTTTGTTTTAATTCATCCTCCAACATATTATCATAAAATGGTCTACCTTCTTTGTAAACATAATAATTCTTTTTTGTTTGTTCTAACTTTATTGGAGCTGTTTGTATATTTGTTTCGGCATCTAAATATTTTTGTTTTAATTCATCGGTTATTTTCATTTTTTGACAATCTGGGCCACATAGCAAGGCTTCTGCTGACTTATTTAATAAGTCATTTATTTTATCTTGATTTAATTGTTGGTTTTGCAACAAACTATTTTTATCATTTGGTTGTAAAGTTTGTTGTATACTTGAAAATAATTTATCCATCTTGTATAATCATTAGATATTTATATTTTTGTAATTATCTAATGATTGTTTACCTTTTACTTTTACTGTTTTACCTTTATGACTCGAAGAATATTGTTAAAAAGAATTGGTTGATGTAACCATTTCACCCGGTTTAACTCTTATTATTTCTTGTAAAAAGAATGTTATATTATTTAAAGTTTCGAAAAAATCTGGTTTTTCTAAAATAGGTTCATTTGGATCACCATATAAATAAATAATTATTAAACTTTTTAAAGTTTCAAACAAGTCTTTTTGTAATATATTTAACAAATCATAATTATGTGATAAAAATCGTATGATTGGTAGATAACACATTACAAACCCCCAAATATCCACATTTTTAATAAAAACACTATCTAAATAAATTTTTAGTCCTCTTTTTGTGTTGTCTTCAATAGCACTTCTGTCTGCACTATTAAAGAATAATTCTTCTGGGTTTAATTCAGGAAATGGACTTTTAGACTTATTATTTTGAGAACTATTCGAGTTATCTACACTTGGTATTGAAATAAATGCCTGTTCCCCATTATTACCATGATTAGAAGACTCATCATCAATAGATAATGAAGAACTACTAGAATTGTTTTGTCTTTTTGTATATAAATTTAGTGTAAATTTAAGTATAATTTGTTTAAGATAATCGTAAATTGTTGGTAATGCATATGTATTTTTTATTTGATCTTTTTTTTCTGCTGTTGTAAGAGTATCTGGTAAATCATTTTTATATAATACATAAAATATGTCCATTATATATTCATAATGACCTCCCTTCTCGTAATATTTGACATACGTAGTCAAAAATAAATCTATATTATTATTGAATATGGCAGGGTCAGTATTAGATAAATGAAATTTATTATAATCTAAGTAAAACTTATCTGAAAAAAGAATAACAGAAAAAGGCTCATTAAATGTAAATGGGAGTGATTTCCAAATTATAGGAATTGGATCCCTTGGAACATATTCTGCTACAAATCCCCAATCTATCAATCTAATCTTAAATGTATTATTTGTTGTATCAACTAGTAAATTTGTAGCTTTAATGTCGTTATGATATATATTCTTTGCATTCATAGGAATTATACCATTTTTCAATAATTGTAATAATGCTACTTGTATTTTATATATATTTTGATTATATATATTTTGATCCAACGGGTCACTTTTTAAAAAATTGTCTAAATCTAACCCACCGTTTGGTAGATTTAAGATAGTTAAAGCACCTAAAACATCTGCTCTATTAATATTCATTATATTAGCCCCTATCTTAGGTAATGCTTTACATTTTTTTTCAAAATCAACCAAATCATTTTCTGTCAATGGAGATGGCTTACATAAAGTTGCTCCATCAATTAAAAAATAATCCCTATAATTTGGAATAGTGCTAAGTTTGTCCCTTAAATTATTTATTATATTCAACTCTTCTACCGCAAATTTATCTCTCATTAGTTTTGAGATTTTTCCCTGTTCTCTTAAACCCGTTTCTTTACATTGTAACGAAGGTTCAAAAACACATCCAAATCCACCTGCAGCAATAACCCTACCACCTTTTTTTTTATATATTTTATGTTTATTGGTTTTATGGTTTCTCTTATTTCTTTTATTGTTTCTTTTGTGTGTTATTTGTTTTTTGTGACTTTTTCTAGTTTTTACCATTATATATTATATAAATATTTTTTAAAACATTGATTTTGTTAAAGAAGAATACATTGGCATTATATTATTATTAAAATATGTTGGTTTTACTTGTGTATTGGCATATTTTCCTAATCCTTTAAAGCTTTCTGTTGTCTCTGTTGTTCCTGTTGTCTCTGTTGTAGTCGGATGATCTTGTGCGTAAACTGGGTTAGGAACACAGATATTCTTTTGGTCATCGTATGTGCTACCATCATAACAACAAGCAGAACCTACACAAGTCATTGAACCTGTGTCCCAAGGATTTGACGACGACGACCCGTCTGATGTATCGGTTGGAGCTGTACTCTTATCAAAATACCAATTGTATTCATCCCAATTCATATTATCTCTATTAGAGATATCAATCAATTGCATAGTTATTAATACAATACCAATAATAATTATTATTCCAGTTAAAAACATATACAACTTTGGAGGTAATATACCACTATTTGCTAAAACAGCTAGAATAATTATTGGAATACACATTATAACAATTATTTTCATTAATTGTGAATGCGCATTATATCTCTTACCATAATATGTATTTATTTCTACTAATCTTAATTTATTGTATTTTTGGTCTTCTATTAAATTCATTCGAATCTTAGCGTCATTTAATTCATTTTCTAATACATTAATTGCTGCTACTTCTTGCCCTAATGTACTTCTTGATGCCGCCACATTTTGCTGATAATATGAGTACATATCTTTCATACTAGCATACATATTCATTCTCATTTGAGAAATCTCATTTATTTTATTTATTATTTGCTGCTTTTCATCAGAACTTAAAGTAACATCATCTAAACTATCATATAATTGTTTTTCTTGAGTTTGAAGCTGAGATATATTATTTAATACTTGTTGATTTCTTTCTTGTAAATTATCAAAATTTTGTGAATTATCTGTCATTATATAAAATATAGATAGATAATTTATTTAGTAATCATATTTTGATTGTTTTTTACATTAACAGTTTAATCTTATTTTTTCATAGTATTCAATGTTATTGTTAGTAACCCTACTGCTAAAATACTCCACATTATATAACTGTAATTCTCTTGAAGAACTATCAAATCACTATCAGATAACATTCCATTAACATCATTCATATTTAATGAACTTTTATAATTTTGCATACCTTCTATATTATTGTTAGATTGTATTTCCAATTCATTTCTAATTTTTTTACTTAGTGTTCTATATTTTTCTAGATCTCTCTTAAATTGCATCTCATTCATGTTTAGTTTTTCATATATTTTATTATTTTGATTATATAAATTTTCCATCTTTGAAGCTATATCTTGACCCAATGTTACCAATTGAGATTTAATATTATCAAATTTTATCATATCTTCTTGAGAAACTATTGGGTTATTACATTGCGTATCGGTTGACATTGCTGAGCCTTTTAAATAATTATCGTATTGGATTGTATCTACATCAACAATTTCATTACTACATGTTGTTGATCCTTTTAGTTGAGGTTTTCTTACTCCTAATATAGTACTATTATTCGATTGTTTTTTTCCCTTTGGATATGCTGAACGGTTTTTCAACCAACACGTTGAAGTTGAACCTTGATACACATAAGCAGCACAATCAACATTATTATCACACGCAGTTTGACAACTATTTTGATCAGTTGTTGTTAGATTTGTTATATCATTTCCAGCTGAATCAGTGTTTTGATATATTTGGTAATCATTTGAAAATCCTAACATTGAATCCGGATATTCTCTTAAATTTGAATCCGAATCCACATATCCTACCTTTCCTAAACTCGAAACATTACCTGCCGAACCCAATTTATATACCGCATTGACCCAAGTGCTTCCATATGTCTTATCATTTTGACCTTTTACACAACCAGATTTACTCTCTGATGTATATAGTACCAAATTGCCATCTTGTTGCATCATTAATTTTGTTGAACCATTAGTTGAACCAATCCATTGATTTACAGATAATACTTCTCCTCCTATTATATAATTTCGCCCATATGAACCCTTTGATGCCTCCCAATCGCTATTAGCTTGTAACTGTTTTCCATTTGTCATTGTAGACCAAACTGATGGCTGAATTATATTGTCAGGAGTTCCTTGATAAATACACATATTTCCGTCATCTTGTAATATTAACAAAAACTTACAGTTTGTTGAATCCGATTGTACCTTTTGATATATAGATTTACTTTCATTACTAATTATTGACTGAAATTGCGACTTTAACCAACATTCATTGTTAGTATCTGTATTCATAGAAAACCCATAGCATTGACTATTTTCTGTACACGCGCTTTGACAGGATTCAACTGTTGTATCAGTGTAATGTGATAAATCGTTACCGGGAGCAT